ATGCTTACAGACAAACAAGTCCGCTCGCTCAAGCCAGAACCAGGGCGCGACTACGTCAAATCGGATGGCCGCGGTGCTCGCGGGGAAGGCGTACTGCTCCTCAAGGTGCGGGAAAACGGCACGAAGGAGTTTTACTACCAGTGGCACGTTCAGGGAAAAAAGAGACAGCGGAAGCTCGGGACATGGCCCGCACTCGGCTTGGCTGAGGCGCGCGAGAAGGTCCGGCAGCAGACCCCGAGTTCTGAGGGTGATGGATCGTTGGCCGAGCTGATCGAGTCCTACTTGGGTAAGCTGGACGCCGAGGGCGCAGCGTCAGCCGGCAATGTTCGGTGGGCGATGAAGAAGTATGTCACCGGGCCATGGTCGCATCTGGCGAAGCGGGCGGCCAGTGAGATAGAGCCAGGGGACATACGCGATATCCTGGCCAAGATGATCGGCGATGGAGTGACGACCTACTGCAACCGGGTCCGCTCCAGTCTGCACGCGGCCTATCAGCATGGGCTGGGCCAGGAATTCAATCCGCGCAGCTACGGCAGCACCTCGGTTAAGTTCGGACTCAAATACAACCCTGTAGCAAGCATTCCTGTGCAGGAGGACTGGGAGCGCGCAGGGCAGCGTGCCCTCTCCGCCAAGGAACTTGCGACACTCTGGAACCTGCTTCCGGAGCAGCTCAGCCTAGTCACGGCTGAGTTGATCAAGTTCCTGATTGCGTCCGGAGGGCAGCGACCTGAGCAGTTGCTGGGGTCGGATCGTCGAATGTTTCAGAAGGATCACTTTGCCATCCGGAGCTTGAAAGGAGTCGAAGGGGAGCGGCAGATTCACCTGGTGCCTTTCAATGTACTGAGCAAAGCCTGTCTCGCTCGGCTGGAGCCGATCAGTGGTGAGGCGGCATATCCGTTCATGGGGCGTTATGAAAACGAGTCGATCAACGTGCAATCACTCTCTCGGGCAGTCACAAAGCTCTACCGACGCCATCCTGATAAGTTCGACGGGCCGTTTACGCTGAGAGATATACGTAGGACGTGCAAGACTTTAATGGGTGTCGCTGGGATCAGTAAGGAAACGCGCGATCGTATACAGGGGCATGCCTTCAACGATGTGTCGTCTAAGCACTATGACCGTTATGACTACTTCAAGGAAAAGCGTGAGGGGTTAAGAGTGTGGGCGACCTGGCTGATGAAGGTCGCCAAGGTAAAGCCTTGAGGCGGCTAAGCCGCCTCAAGTTGCTTGTACCCTTCCGGGTCGCTCATCCAGCGTGCAATTTCAGATGCCTTCCATCCCACGCGACCGGGAGAGAGTCGAACCGGCTTCGGGAAGCGACCTGCTTTAACTTCTCTCCACAGCGTGGCATGCGAAAGTGTGGTGAACTCCAGTACCTGGGCTTCGCGAAGGTACCGCTCGATCTCGACAGCCATCACATGCACCCCACTTCCCAGGAGAGTAAAACGGCTGCCAGAGGGAGTGCCTTCCCTGCGACCACGACCAATAAGGCGATGGCGGCGATGATACCGAGGGCAGTCAGTGCTCTACGCATCACTTGGCCCTCCCTGACTCGCCGCTACCCGGTCAAGGCGCTCGATCTCGGCCAGCCCGAGGGCGCAGGCCTTGACCATATCGCGTCGAGCAGTGCTCGGCTTCCACCACTGTTCATCCCAGGGCCATGCGAGCGACACCAGCAGGGCGGCGGTTCCATCGTTCGGAGCGCTGGAGCCGGCCAGGGCGTAGCAGGCGGCGGCGCGGGCCATCTGGCCGTGGCTGTGCTCGTCGTCGTGCTCCGGCGTCCAGCCCTCAGCCTCGATCTGCCGGCGGCGCTCGGCCTGGACGTCGAGCCATGCCTGCGGCACTTGCCCAGCCGGGGCAGTGATGTTCGCCTCCGCGACCAGGTCGTAACGACCACCACACTCCGGGCAAGCTGCCGCCATGCAGTTCTCACCCGCGCACCCTGGGCACTTGTCCTCATCCGGTTCTGGTCCAGTCCAATTGCAGTCATGGCAAGCGGCGTAGTCGGCGGAATCGTTGATGCCGATGTGCCGGCAGTTCACGCACTGGCGAGCCTCGGCATAGCCCGCGCTGTGCTGAGCCTGGGCGCCACTCAGCGCTGCCCGGACGGCCTTTTCCTCATCTGCGGTGCTGAATTGCATCAGGCCACTGGTGTTCAGTTCGCGCAGAATCATCTCCAGCTCCGCGACCCTGGCCTGGGCGGCGTTGAGCCGATCACGCATTCCGCGCATCAGGTCACGCATCTGGCGCATCTTCCGGCGGAAGTATTGCCAGCGCTCCAGGGCCATGCGGTCGTGCTGGGTAACGGTCATCAGGCCGCCGGTGTAGCCGGAAGGTACTGGGCCTTCCTCCATCGCTCGCACCATATCGGCGTTAGCTATGGTGCCGGTCCTCTCGTGGATGAAGGCCACCACTTCCGGCCGCTCCTTTTCCCCTGCCAGGTCGGTCCCCCACTTCGCTACAGGCACTTCGAACCGGTCGTTGGCAACATCAATGGCGGCACGCAGGGTTGGGGCCGGAGAGGGTTGCACCAGGGCGGCGCGGGCTTGCCACGCGTCCCACGCCCATTGAGTCGGCGGCATGTAGAGGTCTGGTCGCAGGTACTGCCGATCCATCGGTAAATGCGTAGCCCACGCCTCGAACGCCGCGCGCTCATCTCCGCCTGCCTGCTTTACCGATGCCGGATGTGCTGGGCAGGGATGGACGAGGGAGCCGTCGCCACTCGGGCAAGTGCATGAAGGAGCCTTTGAATTATTCGTGATCATCGGGATTCTCCCGTTTGTAGTTGCTGAACGGCGGAGTCGCTGGGGTGAGGAGGGCTTCCTCAAGCGGCATGCCTCCGGCGAGCCGCCTGCGGACGGTGCTGGCCGAGACGGGGCTCGGCAGCAGGTCGACCAACTCTTCGAGGGTTCCGGTTCGGTCGCGCACGGTGTGGGTGTGCTTTTCCTTGCGGGCCTGGCGGGCCTGGTCCAGTGCGCGGGCGAGTGCCGGCGTGCAGTAGCCCCGTTTCTGCGAGTTGGCCCGTTTGTGGTCCAGCGACTGGCCCTTCGCCGGCCACTCGATGTCCGGCATCAGGGTCAGCATTTCGCGGAACACCCAGGGGCCGATGCCCAGGGCCAGCCGGGTGGCGCGCCGGGAAAGCCCGCGCGCGGCGGACTCCCGAATGAACTGCTCAGTGTTCATGCCGCCACCTGCTGCGGACTCGGGCGTAGCCGCCGCTTCCATGGGTCGTTCGCCCGGGCGTATGCGGCCATCGTGTTCGGGCTCACGCTGTTGCCGCACATGTGGACCTGCTGGGACAGAGTGAACCGTTGCCCGTTGTGGCCCCGCTCGATGATGTAGCTGTCGGGGAAGCCCTGGGCGCGGTACAACTCACGCGGTTTGAGCATCCGCAGCCGGATGTCGACGATCACGTAGGGGCTACCGCTGATCCACACGGTGACCAGGGCCAGCCGGTCTTTGGTGGTGATCGTGGTCAGCGGATCGTCCAACTTCGCCCATTGCCCACCAGTTGAGTGGTAGCGCATCAGGAACGCCGAAACCCACAGCGCGCCGTCCAATTGCTCCGGGGTCAGGCTGCTGGCGACCATTTCCGCGCTGACCAGGCCGTGGTGCGTGCCGCCGGCGCTGACCGTGTGCAGCGGCTCGTCGGCGGCGCGTGCGTCGCAGTTGCCGCGCAGATGCAGCAGGTGGGCGGCGACCAGGCCGTGGTGGTCCGTGCCGGTTTGCGTGCCCAGCGGCCCGTCCACCGGTGCGCCATGCGATCCCTTCCGCAGCGTTACCAGGTGGGCCGTGGCGAGCTGCTGCTGGCTGCCCTTGTTGGTGATAGTGCTGATCGGGGCGTCGGCCGGGCGACTGTGGGTGGTGTTGTAGCCCCCGTTGGCCTGGACCATGAAGGCGGTGGCCACTCCGCAGTCAGCTTTCGCTGTGATGGTGTACATCGGCTCGGCGACCGAGCGCGGCTCGGTTTGGCCGGCGCGGCCGCCTACGCCGACCAGAACCGCGCTGGCCATGCCGAGGGCGTGCGCCGCGCCGGCCGGGCGCTTGCACTCGCCGCCGCTCGTGATCGTCGGCATCGGCTGGTCAACCGGTGCGCCGGTGGCGTCGAAGCGGAACTTGACCAGGTGGGCGGCTGCTACGGCGTGCTTGATGCCGCCGGCGACCACGGTGCCGAGCGGTTCGTCCAGTTCAAGGACGCGCGGTGCCTGTCCGTCGCGCTCGCCGTAGCCAACTTGGATCAGCGTTGGGGTGGCAACGGAGAACGCGCCGCCCTTCGGCCAGGCAGTGATGGTGTTCAGCGGCTGGTCCACCGGATGCACGGCTTCGCGCGACCAATTCGCGATCGGCACGATGAAGGGCTTGGCGCGCTGGAGCACCTCTTTCTCGATGCCCTTCGCGATGCGGCGCATGGTTGCTTCGGCCAGCGGCTTCTTCCGGTTGCGGATCGACTGGCCGAGGTCGCTCCAATCGATGCACTCTGCTGCCGTGCGGTACGGCTTCAGCCCCTTGCCGGGCTTCGCGGCATGGGTCTTCTCCGCCGCCACAGGCTCGAAACCGCCGTCGGTGGCCACCAGGTACAGGCGCTGGCGAGTGGTCGGGTCGCCGTAGTCGCAGTTGCGCTCGACCCAATAGTCGACGTGGTAGCCGAATCCTTCCAGGGCGCGCAGGAACTGACGCCAGGTGCGGCCCTTGCGTTTCGGATCGGGCACCAGGAACTGTTCGTGCCGCGGCACCCGTTCGCCGGGACCGGCTACAGTGCCGTCGAGGCGCACGACGCGGCCGGTCGACTTGTCGCGTTTGGCGATCAGCGGGCCCCATTGAAGGATTTGCTTCACGTTCTCCAGGCTGATGACCCACGGCCCGCGGCCGAGCTTGTGGAGCTTGCCGGCCCACTTGATCACCACCCAGCTTAGGTCGCGGATCTCCTTCTTCCGCGGCTGGCCGCCTGCGGCTTGGCTGTGATGCCGGCAGTCCGGGGAGGCGTGCAGCCAGCCCACGGTGGCGCCCTTGGTGGCCTCGATGGGGTCGATGCCCCAGACATCGGTCGGCAGATGCTCGGCGTGCGGGTGGTTGGCCTCGTGCATGCTGATTGCGGCCGGGTTGTGGTTGATGGCCAGGTCGACCTTGCGGCCCAGGCCCATTTCCAGGCCAGTGCTGGCACCGCCGCCGCCGGCGAACAGGTCGACGATGATCGCGTCGTCGGTATCGTCCAGGGCCAGGCCGTACTGCGTCTTGAATTCAAAAACTTGCTTTTTCAGAGCTGCGCTCATGCCGTCACCCCCTTGCGATGGGTAACCGCGAGAAGTTCAAGCAGGCGCCGATGGAAGTGGTATCGCGCGTCAGCTGCGGACCAGGGACTGATGGGCGCTTGATGGGGCTCGATGCCTTCGAGGCAACCCCACTCATCCTGATGGAAGGGCATCAGATCGCGCCGTTCAGTGGCGAGCGCAATCAGGTCCGCGCGCTTAACCTCTGCCGGCAGTTGCTCGTCGAGGTCGAAGCGCTCACAGATGGCTGACCAGATGACGGCCTCGATCTGCCGGAAGTCGGGTAGCAGTTCCTTGAGCGGTCGAACCATGTCGCCGATGTAGGCCTCTGTGGCGTCGTGTAGAAGCGCAGCCAACTGGTGCTCTTTGGGAACCAAGTCGGCAACGAAGTAGCTGTGTTGCGCCACGCTGTAGTGCGGCGCGCAGTGCCCGTTGAAGCGGCATTGCTGGGCGAGAGCGTGGGCAATGTCGGTTGGGTGAATGCTTGCCGGATCAGGCTGGATCAGGTCAAAGCGGCTGCCGGTGTAGGTGATGATCCACGTCATGGGTCACCTCACATGCACATCGGCGCGGTGTCGCCGGTGTAGTCGAGGTCCACCGCCTCCCAGGCGGAGAGTCCATCTGTCGACTTGGCGGGCAGCAGGTTGGCCGCAGGTATTGCGGACTCCTCGGCCTTGACCAAGGCGTAGGTGACGGCCTCGCGGATCGTCCTGGTGCCCCGGAAGGTGTCGCCGACCTCGAAGCTCAAGGTGAAGGTGCCGAAGTCTGCGGAGCCGGTTGCATGCTGCTCGAGGAAGTCAAACAGCTTCGTATCAAGCGGCGGGGGAACTTCAGCGGCGAGTGCGGCCGGGATGCGCTGGAGCAACGCGCGGATTGCGTCCTGCGCGGCGTGGGCCTCTTCAGCCTTGTCGTTAGCGTGCAGGCGGGCGAACACGTCTCCGGCGAGGCGGAGCAGCTTCGCGGAGCTGGTGAGGGTGTCTACGTCGCCTGGCTGAAACTGAGCGTACTGGTTACGGGCGTTGTTCCTGTCCAGGACCTGGTCGGCCTGCAGAAGCAGTGCTGCACGATCGTTGATGTGTTTCGCCTGCATCGCGCCCACGTCGGCCTGGAGCGCTCGAATGTGGACCTGCTGGTCTTCGATGCGGAGTTCGCAGGCTCTGGATGCATCGTCGTGGCCGGAGTTGTAGCCATTGGCATAGGCGGCGCGAGAGGCGCGGAGTGCGAAGAACAGAACCGCGGCGCAGGCGAGAGCCAGTCCGCCGATGATGAACTGATAGGTGATAGGCATGTGCTGTGTCCTCGTATAGCCCGCCGCCGGTGTAGAGGCCGGCGACGGGGTGCTGCGTGGTAGGAGTTATTCGCCGACCTTGAAGGTGCCGATGGTCAGATCGGTGGAGGTGATGTCGGTAGCGAGCATGTCCTTGAACTCTTGCGCGATTTCCTCTCGCACCTGCTGTTCAGCTACCCAGCGAGGCTTGATTACCGGTTTGGCTTCGCCAGTCAGCACTGACAGGCGCAGGACGAAACTGCGCAGCGGCAGGCCGTCGTAGGGCAGGCAGGTGAAGATCAGCGAGGCCGGCAGCGTGTCCTGGCTGGCAGCCTCGATCTGGTCCATGGCGCTGCGCGACGCATTGAAGTTGCCCTCAACGCTGGTGCGCTCGCTGGAAGCCTTGATGGTGATGTTGCGTACTGCCGCGATGGCCTGGACCAGGGGCATTTCCTGATCATCCGGGGAGATCGCCTTCAGGAAGTCGCGCCAGTCTTCCATCCACTCAGCCAGGTCCTTCTGCGACAGACGCTGGCCAGCGATGTCTTGCAGAGCGGCATAAGCGGCCGTGGGCTGCAGCGCCAAGGTGGCGATATCGTCGGCGTGCCCGGCCAGTTCGGTATCACCCAGGTTGAAGATCACCCGGCAGGACATGCTGTCCTTGTCGACGAAGCCGCGAGCCTCTTCTCCGGCGCGCTCGTTCACGTAGGTTACGAAATCTGCGAGCGAGGAGGTGGTCAGGGCACCACGGAAACGGTTGCGGTGCGCTTCCAGCCGTTCCAGGCTTTGGAGCTTGAAGCCCTCCGGGACAACCGCCATGGCGCCGGCCGAGCCGGTGATACGGGTGCCTGCGGCAGCGATGGCGTTGGCGAGGACCAGTTGCAGTGCTTCTTTCATGTGCTGTGTTCCTTGATGTAGTAGAGGTTGTGGGGTGTGGACGGGTTAAGCGTCCTGGGGGACGACCGGTGCCTGCTGGCGGTTGAACAACTGGTCGGTCGGGTTGGTCTGGAATAGCTCCAGGCCGTTAGGGGTGACGTACATCGGGGTGTCCAGCGCGGTGTCTTCGCTGCGACTGCCGCGCTTGGTGGGCACCTTGTAGTCGAGTTTGTGGTTGATCTTTACCTGGTTGGATTCGCCGATCTGACTGAGCTCCAAGGTGATGACGACTTTGCCTTTCTTGCCGAACTCGACCACGCCGGAGCCGACGTCGGAGAGGGCCGTGCCGATCTGGTTGGCGAAGACGCCCGCATTCAGCGAGCTGAAGAAGTCGTTCACGTCGGTCTTTTTCATGTGCTGTGCCTCGTTGGTGGTGGTTGGTATTCCCCAGGACGCTCTCGTCGAAAGCGCCCTGGGGAAGGCCCGTCTCCAGGCCTTCCGGTTTCACATACGCCGCCATATGTGACTGCTGGTCGAGCTCGGCCAGTTGGGCTGACCTGCCCCGGTTGGGATGTCTACATGGCTGCCACTCCTCCCTGTCGTTTCACCCGGTTGCGCCGGGGCGCGTCGATCAGGCTGCCTTGACGCCCTTAGCGTCGAGGAACTCGGCCAGGTCCGTCAGGTACACCAGCGGCTCCTCCAGCCGGGACGTCGTGAGCTTGCGGGTGACCAGTGCCACCTCTCCGCTCTTGATCAGAGCCCGCAGGCGCTTATCGGTCTTCAGGTGCGGGAAGTACGCTGCCCGGACCTGGGCGAGGGTGAGCGTCGCTGTACCCCACTGCTGGTAGAGCTGCTCGAGTGTCGTCATAGAGCCTCCTCGCACCCCGCCGGTAGGCGGGCCGACACCAAGGCCACGAGGCCGTTGACTGTCTTGCCGAGGCCGCTGGCGGCGACGTTGCCCGCTGCGTCGGTGACTATGGCGCCGTAGGGACGCGCCTCGTCGTTGGTGAGCGTGACGTGGGGCAGCCAGCCGCGCGGGGTGATGGCTACCAAGGCGGCATAGAGCAGTGCCAGTTGAGCTACTTCCTGGGGCTGGCCGGCTAGGCGGTTGATGCACTCTGCCGCGGCGGCCTGCAGAGCGTCGGCCGGGTAGGCGGTCGGTGCCGCGAAGTGCATGCCGATCAGCTTGAGCGTGCCGACGGCGTCGGCGATGGGGTTCGGTGTTGTAGTCATGCCACGTCGTCCTTGTGCTGGGTGACGGTGATGGACACGCCGAGGCGCTTGGCCAGGTAGGCGATTCCAGCCTCGGTGACCATCACCACGCTGTAGTGGGTGTACTGGCCCAGTCGCGGGTTCCAGCGCGAGCGCGGATCCATGAACAGGTGGCCCTGGCCGATGTGCTTGGCCGCCAGGGTGCCGTCCTGATTCAGATCCTTGTGCTGCCGCAGGTGGTTGCGCAGGTCCCGTTCGCTGATGCCGAGTGCGGCAGCTGCATGGCGGATATCCCGGTTCATGGCTGGCCCTCTCAGGCTGCGTTCTTTGCTCGGAGTTGGAGCAGTGCCATCACTTCGTCCAGCGTCTGGTAGAGGTCGTTCAGACTGCCGTCATTGGTGATGAACAGGTCGCGTGCCCCCGGTGTGATGCCCAACTCGCTACTGTGCGCGGTGACGTCAGCGGCACCCTGGCGGTGCAGGTGGACGACTACGCCGCCCTTGGCGCGGATCCAGTCCGCCTCGTTGTCGAAACGCACGTCGCTGATGACGAACCCCTGGGCCTGGGGCATCGCCTCCAGGTGGTTGGATAGGTTCATGTCGGCCAGCATCAGCCAGAGCTGCGGATGCACTAAGTTGCGGCCCCACTCTGTGCCCAGCAGTTGCATCAGTTCGCGAGGCGACTTGCCCAGCCACGGCAGCGGCTGTTCCTTGGCCGGGCCCTCCAGGGCGGACCCGGGCAAGTTCAGCATGTCGAGCAGGGCCAGCTTCAGCGGCGAGGCTAGGGCGTAGACCAGCAGGCCGAACTGGGCGGCGAGGTAGTTCGCCGCAGTGTCTTTGCCGGAGCGAGCGCGGCCAGTGAGGCCGATCAGGAAGGGCTTCATGCCGCGGCCTCCATGCTGAGGTAGCGCTGGGTGAAGGTCAGGAGCATCGACAGGTTCTGCCGGGATTCGTCCTCCGTGAGGTTCCTGCGACGGCCACGGGTGTCGGCGCCGATGAAGGCGTACTCGTAGGCATGGGCAACGCGGTCTCCTAACGGCGTGGTGTCGTCGGCCCGGTGGATTGAAACGGAGACGTCCGCGTCGATGCAGGACAGATAGAAGGTGGCCTTCCACTTGCCCTGGCTGTCGATCAGCAGGCAGGTGGAGAGGATCTGCAGCAGTAGTTCCTCGATGGTGGGCTTGTTCATGCAGCACCTCCCCACGGGCCGCTGTCGGCATCCGTGCTGGGGGCGACAGGGCGCGGCTGGTAGAGGCAGGCGCGCTGGGAGGTGCTGATGATCACCAGCAGCCCGGCACGGGCCTGGATGGCCTCAACAGTGGCGGGGCTGGTGGCCGCTGCCGGGTGTAGGTACACCGGGCAGCGGGCTTTGGGCGTGTGCTGTGCCGATTGCATGTCTCGTACTCCAAGGTAGAGGGTGGGTACGAAACGAAGATTAGCTACAGCTAATTATATTAGCAATACAGAATGCTAAATTTTTTGTCAGGCGGAGGGAATAAAGCGTGAGGACTTGACTATCGCTCCAACGAAATGGACATAGACGATCTCGTCGTCTTCCAGGAAGACGGGAGATTCGTTGGGGTTCACGCTGTCGAAGCGCCAAGTGCCCTCTCGGCGGTAGCTGTATTCCTTGATCATTGCGCGGCCATCAACTGTCTTAACCAGCACTTCGTCGCCTGGCGCAAAGGAGCGGTTTGGCTCGATCATCACATACTCTTTGTGCTTGATTCTCGGGTGCATGCTATGCCCGACAACCTGCAGCGCATAGGCATTGGGATCGGTGCTGCTGATTAAGACGCTGCCGTCGCCATGGCCCACTGGATAGTCTAGGGCCTCGAAGTATCCATCTACACCCAACTTAGCTTTCCCTACTACTGGGACGCTTCCTTTCAGCACCGGTAGGGCTTCCTCTTCCAGGTTGCTCACCGGTAGGTCTTTCCCTTGAGCCCGATGCACGTCCGGGAATTGGGTTGGCATCACAAGAGAGTTCGGTGCTAGGCCAATCTTTGCCTCTAGGTTTCGTGCGGCTTTCTCGCCCATCGGGCGATGGCCATTCAGCAGTTGCGAGATGTAGGAAGCGTCAAGGTTGTGCTTCTCAGCAAAATCCTTGGTCTTCTGATCCCCGATGAGGGCGCCAAGGGCGCGGATTCTGAGCTTGTTGATGTCCATGGGCCAAGGTTCGCCAAGTGTTAGCGTTTTGTAAATTGATGGCTGCTAATCCCTTGTTGCTATATTCGTTAGCGGACGCTAATCTTCGCAGCAGGAGGGACCATGAAACTACTCGACTACCTCAAGCCCCTGAGTAAAGACGCAAAGGCAGCGCTTGCGGCCCGTTGTGGGACGACTGTGGGGCAACTGACCCAGGTGGCTTACGGGCATCGTCGGGCGAATGCCGCCCTGGCAATTGATCTCGATAGGGAGACTGGCGGTGTTGTGGCATGCGAAGAGACCAGGCCTGACATCGACTGGGCCTATCTCCGCGGGAAGCAGCGAGCGGCATGAAATATTCATCGGATGCAGGGGAGCGTATGGACATATTCGCGGATAACTTCGGTGTGGCCCCCGGCCTGGAGGTGGTGATGCGCCACCTCGATGACGGCCTGGTCATGGTCATGGCACGGCACAAAGGGGAGACCTTCGAAAGCTATCGCGCCGTCCCGGTGGAGAAGGCCTTGGAAGTAGCTGGCTACCTCATTCGAGGCTCTCAACCACCACGCGCCCTGTTTTGTCCCTGTACACCTGCTCGCTGAATTCGACCTGGACCAGTTCGGGGCCGCGCTGTTTTAGGCGGTAGAACTCTAGGCCGCTGAAGTCGACTTCGTAGTGATCGGGGTAGACGGCGAGATGCTCCCGGAGCATTCCGACGGTGATTGTCTGAGGCTTCTTGGAGGGCATACGCAGTTCCTTGCGAAAAGAAGAGGGAGGCGAATAGAGAAAAGGTTGGCCGGCGCGGGCCTCTACACCCGCGCCGGCCGGGTGCCGGACAGGGCCTCTACACCCTGGACCCGGCTTACGACGACACAGCACATGCATCGGTCGTGGTCATAGAGTAGGGCGAGCCCCGCTCGATGGCTACACCGTAAAAGGAGTATTTACGGTTATGAGCCGGAAAGACCTGCTGCCGGACGCCGGTCCGGTATTCGATCTCCGCCAGGCGCTATACCGCGCAGGGCGCGACTACAAGGGAGGCTTGACCTCCCTGGCCCACGACATGGTCCTGCCCTATGAGGACCTGCAGAAGAAACTGAAGCTTGACGAGGAACGCCGGTGGCCCACCCCCGACGAACTCGAAGACATCATCCGCCTGACCAAGGATCCACGCCTGCTGGACGCACTGATGCGCCCGGCCGGTGCTGTCTGGTATCGGCCTGAGGCGGTCAATGCCACGGCTTCCGCCCTGAAGGCGGTCGGGGATTTGCTGCAGCGCGAAGGCGAGTTTGTTGCCAGTCTGCATAAAGGTGCGGATGACAACCGCTGGGAGCCCGTCGAGGTCGCCGATCTGGAGTACCACGGTGCGAATGTGATTCGGGCTGTCCTGGGCATCATGGCCGGCGCCCGCCAGGCAATGGAGCAGGATCTGGAGGATAGAGCCAATGGGTGACATCCTCGATCGCGCCTCCGAACTGGAGGAGTTCCATTTGCAGGCGGCGCTCGCTTCTCGACCCCGTCCGGCGCCGGCGTACAGTATCAGCGCGACGATCTGCGATGACTGCGGCAGCGAGATCCCACCAGCGCGCCGCCTGGCGGTGCCTGGGTGTGATTGCTGCGTTGAGTGCCAGCAGCGCAGGGAGGTGCGTCGTGGATACCGCTTGCAGACTAAGTCGGGGGCGGTATGAGGCCTGGCGAAGATAGTCTACGTAGCGAGTGGGCTCGCTGGTATGTCGAACAAGGCATCGCGCTGGTAGTCATCGAACCGGGGAACAAGATCCCCAAGGGCAAGGCCTGGCAGAGGCCAGGTGGTTACTACACCGATGCTGCCCAGGCTGAGGCTTTCTGGTCCAAGCATCCGAAGCACAACATGGGGGCCGTACTCGGCCCCAGTCGTGTTTGCTCGCTGGACGTCGACGACGTCCCATCCACTCGCCAGGTGCTGTGGGACTGCCTCGGGTTGGATCTGGATGCGTTGCCGGTAGCCTACCCCACCGTGGTAGGGAATCCGGAGCGCTTCCGAATTCTGTTCCAGGTGCCGGATGGGGTTGAGCTGAGTCGGCACTCACTGAGCTGGCCCAACGAGAAGGACCCGGACGGCTCCAAGTTCAAGCTCGCGCAGGCGGCGATCCTCGCAGCGAAAGAGAAGGGGGATGCCGAGCAGCAGACAAAGATGCAGGTGCTGGCCGACAGCCTGAAGCGCTTCACCGTGTTCGAGCTGCGCGCAGGCCTAGTGCAGGACGTCCTGCCACCCTCCATCCATCCTGGCACCGGGCGACCGTACACCTGGCGCAACCCGCCAAAGGGTGAGGGGCTACCGGTATTGCCGGACAACCTGCTGAACATCTGGAAGAACTGGGGCATCTTCAAGCGTGACGCCGAGGCGGCATGCCCTTGGGCGCCGGTGCAGAAACCGAAGAAGGTTACCAAGCCGAAGCGGCTGGCTCCGGCTGGTAGCGCTGGGTCGGTTATCGATGCCTTCAACCGGGCACACGATGTCGAGGCATTGCTCGAGGCGCATGGCTACCTCAAGCGTGGGAAGAAGTGGCTGTGTCCGCAGAGCAGCACCGGCTTGCCGGGCGTCACGGTCAGCGAGGGGCGGGTGTATTCACACCATGGCTCAGACCCTCTCGCCAACGGCCACCAGAACGACGCGTTCGACGTGTTCTGCATCCTCGACCACAACGGCAACCAGGGCGAGGCGGTCAAGGCCGCGGCGCGCCTACTGGGCATCGAGCGCGAGTCCAGGGCACCCAGTGTTCGCGAGGCGCTGGAGCAGTTCGACCAGATGCTTAGCGGCGATGAGCCGCCCCCCAGCCCGGCCAAGGAGCTTCCCCGCTCCCCATCGGTCGAAGATGTGGATGCCGACGGCGACGCCGCAGATGACAGGGGGGCGGGGGAGGGCCTGACTCTGGCCAAGGCGCTGCGGCGCTACGCCCTGGTCGAGGGGACAACCCACGTGTGGGACATCGACAAGGCGATGAAGATGAAGAAGACCGCCTTCGTCGCCCTGGTGGGCCAGAAGGTTTTCAAGGAGTGGTCGGAGGTTACCGACGAGAAGAAGAAAAAGCGCATCAGCGAAGAGCAGGTCAAGGAGATCGAGCGAGCCCGGTCCATGGCCGGAAAGGCCGTCGGGCCGATGAGCATGCCTCCAGCGGTGCGCTACGTCTACATCGATGGCACCAAGGACGTGTGGGACCTGGCGAAGAAACGGCGTGTGCCCGAGGGCGCAGTGAAGATGGCCCTGGGCGATGCCTACTCGCTCTGGCTCAACAGCCCGGAGCGCCGGGTGGTAGACGTTGCCGACATTGTCTTTGACCCGACGATGACGTGCGACACCAAGACATGCATCAACACGTTCGAGGGCCTGCCGCTGGAGCCCAAGCGCGATGATGCGGCGTGCGAGAACCTCCGCTGGCTGATCGCCTTTCTGTGCAACCACGCTGAGGACTCGATGCAGTGGCTGGTGCGCTGGCTTGCGTATCCGCTGCAGCACACCGGCGCGAAGATGGACACGGCGGTGCTGATGCACTCGACGATGGAGGGGTCAGGCAAGAGCCTCTTGTTCTCCGTCGTGATGGGACGCCTGTATGGTCAGTATTCCGCCACGGTTGGGCAGACCCAGCTTGAGGGGAACTTCAATGCCTGGCAGAGCGGCAAGTTGTGGGCGGTGTTCGAGGAAGTGGTCAGCCGGGACCAGCGCTACAACCAGGTCGGCAAGATCAAGCAGTTGATCACCGGTCAGACCGTGCGCATCGAGAGCAAGTTCGTGAACGGCTGGGAAGAAGCCAGCCACATGAACGCTGTGTTCCTTTCCAACGAAATCATGCCCTGGCCAATCAGCGAGGGTGATCGGCGGTTCTTGGTCATGTGGCCCGAGGAAAAGCTGCCGGAGGCCAGGCAGAAGGCGATCAAGCACGAGTTGGCCAATGGCGGCGTCGAAGCGCTATATGCCTGGCTGCTGGCCCAGGACTTAGGCGACTTCGACCCCCAGACCAAGCCACCGAGCACGCCGGCACGCGAACGCCTGGTGGCCTTGAGTAGGTCCACCTGGCAGACGTTCGTTCACCTCTGGCGTAGCGGTGAACTCGGACACGGGCTGTGGGGGGCATGCATGAGCAAGGATCTCTACGCGCTGTTCTTGGAGTGGTGCCAGCAGAACAAGGAGCATTCGATAAGCCACACGAAGTTCAGTCTGTTCATCAGCACGGCAAGTATCGAGAAGACCAGGCCAATTCCCTGGACGGACGGCAGCAACCGTCGGTTCGCGGCGTTCTTCTTCCCTGAGGACCCGGAGTCCTTCCTGCCCCCATCCCCTTCCTCGGCCGCGCTGGGTGCGCACGTGGTCGAGTGGCGGGCGCGGGCCAAGCTCGCGGGCTGGAACGTGGACAGTTGGGACCATGTGAAGGGGCACACGACGTGAATCTGCCCGGAAGTGTGTTGGGTGTGTTGGGTATGTGTTGGGTTGTTTTGCGAACCCAACACAGTGTGAGGCCGCGAAACTCGGGGCCTCTGGGTGTGTGTGTTGGGTGTGTTGGGTTTACGCGCGCGGGCGCGTGCGTGCGAACAAAAAAATGCACCAAGATCATGGTGCGGCGCGCTGCTTTTTTTCCTACGCGAGGGCTGGAAAAACCCAACACACCCAACACACCCGACACACGTTTATCTAGCTCATTGATTTTGTTGAGTTTTAAGTGTGTTGGGTGTGTGTTGGGTATGGCGTTTTTGTGTTGGGTTGAGGTTTCGGGCGGGGAGAGGGGCGATGATTGAAGAGATCGAAGTGTTGATGCGGCATTGGAGTGCGCAGATCGGCCGTAATGGGGTGGGATGCAGTTCCATATCCAGCAGCCTGGCGGGTTTGATTGAGTGGCAGGGCGCGCCGCCGCGCGGCGAGCCTGGTTCGCGTGTGTTGCTCGGTGGAGCCTCCGTCGATCATCGTGCGCGCGAGGTTCAGGCATGCATAGATGCGATCGAACGGCGCGGGGAGGAAGGCGCATGTCTCGCGCGCTTGGCGCGCTTGCGCTATCTGAGTTGTCCTCCGCGCACCGTCAAACAGCAGATCGCGGCACTTGAGGTCGGGGAAATCACCGACCGTACTTATCGCAATTGGGTACAGCGCCTCCATGAGCTGGTGCTATGCGAACTGACCCGACGGCATGCCGGCACGCTGGAGGCGATCAAGGCGCTCCGGAAGGCCGAGCGGCGGCGCACTGCTGCACGGCGTGGCAAAGCCGTACGCGGGGTAAATGGTGAATACCGTTCGTCGGCAATTGCTCCCCCGTCAGCCCCCGTGAGCCCCCGTCAGCCCGTGTCGGGATAACCGATAATTCCCCCCTTTCGGTTTTTCCGTTCGGGGGGTACAAAGCCGCCATGGTGTTCGAGATCCGCCAAGGCGGTCCGGCATCGATTGATGCACGTGCTGTGCAAACCGCCCCGGAGCTTCCCCGGCCGGGTCACCCTGAAAGCCCCTCGCTCGAGGGGCTTTCTCTTTTCTGCCGCCGGCTGAGGAGTTCTAGCGATGGGAGAACCAGCGAGCACGACTGCTTCCGCTGTTGTGGCCGGTGCCGCTGGTATCGGTCTGGCCGGGTATCTGGCCGGCATCGATGGGGCCGCTGCTGTGGGCGCGCTGTTCGGCGCTCTGCTGTATTCGACGACGAACAAGGAGTATCCGACCTGGCAGCGGGTGCTGTTTCTGCTGATCTCGTTCGTCATGGGCTATATGACCGCGCCGGCAATCAGGGACGTTGATGTATACGGATACCGGCCGTTCCACTATTCGGGTCTGGCTGCCTTTGTCGCGGCGCTGCTGGTGGTGACTGTTTCTCTGTGGTTGCTCCGGCGAGGTAAGGCAGGACCTGGCGCAATAGGAGGCCAAGATGGGTAACCATCTGGTGCAATTGCTGCTGACGCAAGCGACGTTCTGGCTGTGCGTCGGTATGTTCCTCCGGCTCTTCACCTACCAGCGGGGGGAAGCACGCTATCGGTTCGGTATCTCGTGCCTCGCCTGGCTGGTTATGGGGAGCGCTGGTTCTGCAGCGCTCTACATCCTGAAAGGCTGGCTGGTTGTACCGCCGCATGCCTGGCCCCTGGTCGTCTTGCTCGGCGTGTTCGCGTGGGCGTTGTTCCGGACTCGGGGCAACCTTGCCCGGGTCTGGCGGATTCAGTAGCGATGCGCGGCAGTATCTCGGCCAGGGACTTGGACGACGCCGTTCGGTCCTTGCAGCAGCTCGGTGGCGACTTGCCTGCTGCTGTGTTGGCCGACGCCTTGAACCACACGGCGAACCAGGCGAATCAGGCGCTGGTCGGGGAGATCGACCAGGTCTTCGACCGGCCGACACCGTTCACCCGCAACGCCATCCGCATCCTGCATGCCACCTCGCGCCGCCTTGAGGCGGCCTTGTGGGTGAAGGACGAAAAGGACCATGCCTCGAAGGGGCAGGCGCCGGAGGACTGGGTGGCTCCCCAAGTCTTCGGGGGGCCGAGGGTGGACAAGGCGTCGGAGCGGAACCTCCGAGCCCGGGGCATTCTGCCTGCGGGCATGTTCGTCGTTCCAGCGGAGGGCGCCCGGCTGGACCAGTACGGCAACATGAGCCGCGGCCAGATGATCCAGATCCTCTCCGGCCTGGGCGCCCTGGAATACCGAGCGGGGTTCAAAGGAAACGCCACTCAGTCGGCGCGCTCCCTGGCGAAGGGACACCAACTGGCGTACTTCGTGATGCGCCGTGGCCGCCGGCCGATTGGCATCGCCGAGCGCCGTGGACGGACGTTGACCATGGTCCTCGCCTTCGTCCGCCAGCCTCAGTACCGCGTGCGCTTCCAGTTTCACGAAGTCGTTCGGCGTGTTGCCGAGGACGACGCGCGCATCGAGGCGAACATCGAGCGGGCCCTGGCGAAAGCGTTGCGCTGAACCGTTGGCGGGTGGCCTGGCCGGGCGGAGCGGGGTTAGTTCAACCCGAGCCGGCAGTGGCCACCTGCGGGCGGGGTGTCGCGAAAAACGGGGCAGTGACGTGCTACTCAAAAAGCACCGGGGGCCCCTGAAGCGCCGCCCCCGACAAGGGTGATTCGAACCCCGTTCTCGCGCTAGTGGCTGGGCCGGGAAGTTAGTTAACAGGGTTAACCGGGTTAACCCCCCTCGGTTCATCGTGGTTAACAGGTACCGCACATGGAGTTCATGACCAAGGCAGCGTTCGCGGACCGCCAAGGCTGGTCGCGCGCCTACGTGTCGAAGCTGGTCCGGCAAGGACGCCTCGTCCTCACTGCCGACGGAAAGGTCGACGTCCAGGCGAGCGACGAACTGCTGGCCGCCAGCGCAGACCCGAGCAAGGCTGCCGTGGCCGAGCGGCACCGGCAGGAGCGGGTGGAGAAGGGCGTGTACGCCCACATAGGCGCAGGTGCAGCCCCGAGCCCGGCCTTACCGGCACCTGGGCAGACCGCACCGCTGCCCGACTACCAGAAAGCCCGCGCACGGCGAGAGTACGCCCTGGCTCTGCTGGCAGAAGACGAACACCGCAAGAGCCGTGGCGAGACGGTCGAGCGCGCGCGTGTCGACTCCGCCGCCTTCACCGCTGCGCGCGCTCTGCGCGATCTGCTGATGGGCGTGCCGCCGAAGATCGCCGGCGACCTGGTGACGCTGACCGACCCCTGGGAGATCGAACGCCGCCTGACCCAGGCGCTGCGCCGTGCCTTGGAAGATGCCGACCGCCTCCTGCAACTCGATGCCGAGATCGAACAAGGGGGCAAGGAGCCGAACTGAACCATGGAACAACCGTATGCCGACGGTGCCGCCGTGTACCTGGCGGCATACCGTCGAGGACTGAAGCCCGACCCCGAACTGTGGATCGATGAGTGGGCGGACGAGTTCCAGATGATCCCGGCGGATACGGGGGCGGCCGAGCCGGGCAAGTACCACACCGACCGGACCCCCTATGCGCGCGAGCCGATGCGTTGCCTGTCGCCGCTGTTCCCAGCCAAGCGCGTGGTGACCATGATCGCCTCGCAGCTGATGAAGACCCAGGTCGCCTTGAACTGGATCGGCGGCTGTATCCACATGGCACCGGCCAACATCCTGGTGCTGCTGCCCACCGAGAAGCTGAGCAAGCGGGTATCAGGACGGATCGACAAGACGATCAAGGCCGTGCCGGTGCTGACCGCGCGCGTTGCCAAGGCCCGCTCGCGCGACTCGCGAAACACGCTCGACACCAAGGAGTTCGAGGGTGGCGCGCTGTACTGCGCGTCAGCCGGCTCGGCCTCCAACCTGGCCGAGTTGTCCGCTCGGTACGTGTACGGCGACGAAATCGATCGCTGGGAAATGGACGTCGACGACGACGGCGACCCGGTCAAGCAGGCCGAGGCGCGCGGTTCGACGTTCGGCCGCCGCGCGAAGTTCTACTACTCCAGCTCGCCCACGCTGAAAGGCGTTTCGCGGATCGCCGACCTCTTCACCCAGGGCGACCAGCGGCACTACTACGTCCCGTGTCCGCATTGCGGAACGATGCAGGTGCTGGAATGGGAGGGCCTGAAGTACGACCCCGAGTACCGCCTTGTGCAGTACATGTGCTGCAACGAGGAGTGCGGCGCCCTGATCGAGGAGCACCACAAGGCGGCCATGCTGTCCGCTGGCGAGTGGCGAGCCCATGCCGTCGGTGACGGCGAGACCGTCAGTTTCACGCTGAGCGCGCTGTATGCGCCTCCCGGCTGGTTGACCTGGACGGACCTGGCGAAGGAGTACGACGAAGCCAAGCGTCTACAGGAGAAGGGCGATCCCGGGTCCATGCAGGTGTTCTATAACACCCGCTTGGCCCGGCTGTGGGACAGCGCCGAGGAAATGACCAAGGCGGACGAGCTGCGCAAGCGAGCCGAGGCCGAGGGGCATCGGCTGGGTCTGGTACCCGCCGGAGCGCTGCTGCTGACCGCGGCGGTCGATACCCAGCACAACCGCTTGGAAATGCTGGTGATGGGCTGGGGCGAGGGCCTGGAGCGCTGGACGGTCGATTTCCAGGTGATCCCCGGCGACCCGACCGACGAGCGTACCTGGGCGCTGCTCGACGAGCGCCTGAAGGCTCGATATCGGCACGTCAGCGGTGTGGACCTGGCCATCTGCGCGGTCTGCATCGACTCGGGCGGTCACCATACCCATGAGGTCTACCAGTTCACCCGCCTGCGCCGCTGGCGAAACGTGCTGGCGGTGAAGGGGGCGAGCAAGCGCGGCCGCCCAGTGCTGGCCCAGCGGCCGTCCAAGGTCGACGTCACCTGGCAGGGCAACACCGAGAAGAGTGGCGCCGAACTATGGATGGTCGGTACCGACACGGCGAAGGACTGGGTCTACAACCGCTACCACCTCAAGGATGGCCCCGGGGCGTTGCACTTCTCCGCAGACCTGCCGCCTGACTTCTTCGACCAGTGCGTGGCCGAGCGCAAGGTGGTCCGCTACGTGAAGGGGTTCAAGCGCACCGACTGGGTCAAGGCCAAGTCGGAGCGAAACGAGGCCCTCGACCTCATCGTGTACAACCTGGCCGCGGCCCACTTCCTCGGCCTGCATCGCTATCACGCTCCGCAGTGGAGCAGCCTGCGCGCAGCGGTAGGTCAAGGCAGCCTGTTCGCCGACCCAGTCGCCACGGTGCCCAGCGCAGCCGACGAGGCGGACGAGCATGAGCCGCAGAACGAGGCGCTAAGCGCCCCAGTGCGGCCGACACTTCCCACGCGGAGCGCGAACCCACCATCCCAACCAACTGGCCGGCGTACCTCGCGCAGCGGGTATCTGAGCCGCCGATAGACGAGGTCAGCATGAGCACAGCGCAGCAGCGCCTGGACGAGGTCCGGGTGGCGATTCAGGACATCCTGAAAAAAGGGCAGTCGGTGCGCAAGGGAGACCGCCAGGTCGACCGCGCGCAACTGGCGAGTCTGCGCGTTCTGGAGCAGCAGTACGCCGAAGCCGCAGCCCTGGAGGCGGCTACGAACAACCGGCGCTCGCGCCAGGTTCGCCTCTACAGCGGAGGCAAGGGGATCTGATGGCTACCCGATACCGAATCACGTCGAAGCGCATTCGCAACAGCTACGAGGGCGCTGGCACCGGACGCCGCGCCGCTGGCTGGGACGCGCCCGAGGCGGCGCTGAATGCGGTAGCCATTCCGGCATTGCCGACCCTGCGCAAGCGCTCGCGAGCGGCGGTGAGGAATGACCCCTACGCCGCGAGCGCGATCAGCAAGCGCGTCAGCAACCTGATCGGCACCGGCATTACGCCGCGCGCACGTCTGGACGACGCGGCGTTGCGCGAGGCGTTGAACCTGCTGTGGGAGGACTGGGTAGACGAGTCGGACGCGGATGACCGTACCGATTTCTACGGCCTGCAGATGATCATCGCTCGGATGGTCGAGGAAGCGGGCGAGTGCTTCGTGAGGCGCCGCAACCGACGGCCGGAGGACGGCCTGGCGGTACCTCTGCAACTGCAGGTGCTCCCACCTGACTTCGTCCCGGTGGATCGCAATTTCAAGACCCGCAGTGGCAACGTGGTGCGCGCGGGAATCGAGTTCGACGCCATCGGCCGCCGGGTTGCCTACTGGATGTGGCAGAGCCATCCCGGCGATCCGGCGGCGCCCCGGCGCGGCTACAACCAGCTCAACCGCATCCCGGCGGACCAGGTGCTGCACATCTTCGAACCGCTGGAGGGTGGCCAGCTGCGCGGTGTGCCGCGCTTGTCACCGGTTCTCCTGCGGCTGAAGTCGCTGGACAACTACGACGACGCGGTGCTGTTCAGGCAGGAGGTTTCCAACCTGTTCGCCGGCTTCATCACCAGGCCTCGACAGGACGGGGCGCCGATCTTCGATCCGTCGACCGGGCTGGCACCTGCGCAGGATCGCGACGGGACACCGATGGTCGGCCTGGAGCCGGGGACCATGCAGGAACTGCTGGAAGGGGAGGAGGTAGTTTTCTCCGACCCGCCGGACGCCGGTAACACCTATGTCGACTTCATGCGACAGCAACTGATGGCAGCGGCGGTCGGTGTCGACCTGCCGTATGAGCTGCTCACCGGCGACATGGGCGATATCAGCGACCGCACCTTGCGGGTGCTGCTCAACGAGTTTCGGCGCCGGATCGAACAGGTTCAGTTCAGCGTGTACGTCTACCAGCTCTGCCGCCCGGTGCGCGCGTGGTGGCTGGATACCGCGTACCTCAGCGGAGCAGTCAACCTGCCGGACTATCCGGCGCGGCGACGTGAGTTCCTGCGCACGCGTTGGATCCCGCAGGGCTGGGCCTACATCCATCCGGTGCAGGACGTCCAGGGCAAGCTGCTGGAGATCGGCGGAGGCCTCGCCAGCCGGAGCGAGCATGCGCTACGCACCGGATACGACGCCGAGGTGATCGACCGGGAGAACGCCCAGGACAACGCCCGGGCTGAAAGCCTGAACCTGCACTACACCACCAACACCGGGCAACCGGTGAGACACCAAGGGGACACCCATGAAGAAACGCAATGAACAGCCCCTGGCGCTGGCCGCCCTGTGGGCGCTGCTGGGCGTTGGCACGCTCGCCGATCCGCGCATCCAGAACAAGGCGCAGGTCGCGCCGGATCTGCAGGCCGAGCACTGGTACAGCGTCAAGGCGCTGAGCGCTGAGGGTACCGGCTCGGCCGCCTCCATCGAGATCTATATCTACGGCGAAATCGGCTTTTGGGGCATCACCTCCGCGGATTTCATCCGCGACCTGAAAGCAGTCGACGACGGCACCTCTCCGGTACTGGTTCACTTCGACACCATCGGCGGCGACCTCTTCGACGGCATCGCCATCCACAACGCGCTCCGGGCCTTGGGCGAACGCTGCACCGCCCGGATCGACGGGGCCTGCTTCAGCGCGGGCAGTGTCGCGGCCTGCGGCGCGCACCGGGTCGAAATGGCCGACAACGCGCTGTTCATGATCCACAACCCCTGGACCTTCGCGGCAGGCGACAGCGAAGACCTGCGCAAGGTCGCTGACATGATGGACCAGGCGTTCGAGGGCATCGTGGCGAGCTACCAGCATCGGCCGCTGAATGTCGATGACGCCGAGCTGCGCCGGATGATCGACGACGAAACCTGGCTCACCGCTCCCGAGGCGAAGGACAAGGGGTTCGTGGACGAGGTGCTCGGCTCGGCCGAGCCGATCGGCGTGAACGCACGCTTGGGCAAGGTGCTGAATCGCTATCGCAACACGCCTGACGCGGCACGCCGGCTGCTGGCCAGCCAGGAGCCGGCGGGTGACCCCGCCCCGACGTCGGCCGAACTGGCTGCGGAGCTGACGGCGGACTGCGCCCAGGCCGGTCTGGCCGACTGCGCGGCGTATCTGATCAAGGCCTCGGGCCTGAAAGATCGCGAGACTGCGCGCGCGGCCTTGGACCGGGCGAAGGCCGTCCGGTCGGTATGCCTCGTCGCGAAAATGCCCGATGAGGCCAAGGCGCTCATCGAGGAGGGCCTGGATGCCGACGGCGCCCGCCTGCGGCTGTACGACAAGATCGTAGCGCGCAGCACCCAGGTGGAGATCGACAACCGCGTACCGACGGACGATCAGCCGCAGAACAAGGCTTACCAACCCCCGGCGCCGAGCGACGTGTACGCGAAGCGCCGGCTCAATGCCTCGAAAGGAGGAAAGCAAGCATGACCATCAAGACCGAAGGCGTTCACGCCGGAGAGTTCCTCCTGTCGGAGGCCAACGGCTCGCGCAGCCGCGAAAACATCGTCATCACCGCCGGCTCCGGCCGGCTGGTGGCGGGTACCTTGATCGCCCCCATCACCGCCGCCAATGCGCTGAGCGCGACCGCGGCGGCAGGGAACACCGGCGACGGCACTGTCGGTGCCACCGTGGTGACCAGCGCCGCCATCAGCGGCACTTACGTGCTGGAAATCACCGAGGCCGGAGCCAATGGCGGCAAGTTCGAGGTGGTCGACCCGCAGGGACGCCAGGTGGGAACTGGTCAAGTCGGCCAGGCGTTCACCGGCGGCGGAATTGGCTTCACCCTTTCCGACGGGGCCACCGACTTCGTGGTGGGTGATCGCTTCAACCTGCAGGTGCTGGCAGGGCTCGGCGAGTGGACGCCCTACGACGACGACGGTGCCGATGACGGCCGTCGCGCGGCTGGCGGCATTCTGTTCGGTCCAGTGGATGCCACGGATGCCGACGTCAAGACGGTGGCCGTGGTCCGTGATGCCGAAGTGATCGCCAGCCTGCTGACCGGCCTGGATGCTGCCGGTGAGGCCGACCTCAAGGCGCTGGGCCTCATCCTTCGCACCTGATCCTCCTCCGTCCCTCAACCACCTCAAGCCCCGCCTGCGCGGGGTTTTTCATTTCTGGAGTATTCCCATGGCTGAAATCAGCATTTTCGAAGATGAGGCGTTCTCGGTGGAGGCGCTGCTGGCGGTGATCAACACCGATCACCCGGTGCCGGGGCAACTCGCCGCGCTGGGCCTGTTCGAGGAACAGGGTGTGTCCTCGCTGGTGGTGCAGATCGAAAAGGACGGCACCACGCTGCAACTGGTGGAGGCGAAAGCCCGCGGCGGCGTAGGCCAGGCCGTGACCGGTGACAAGCGTCAACTGGTCCCCTTCAACACCGTTCACCTGCCGCAGACGTTCCAGATCCTCGCCGATGAAATCCAGGGTATCCGTGCGGTGGGTAGCCGGACCGAGCTGCAGTCCGCCGAGGCGGTCGTGGCCAAGCGCCTGGAAAAAGCGCGCCGCCAGTTGGACCTGACCCACGAGTATCAGCGCATCGGCGCCATCAAGGGCAAGATTCTCGATGCCGACGGTTCGACGGTGCTGCTGGATATCTACCAGGCCTTCGGACTGAGGAAGCCCAAGCCGCGATCGCTCGAACTGGGTAACCCCGAGGGTGACCTGAGCGGCATTCTGGCCGACCTGCTCGACGAGCAGGACGACGCGCTGGGCAACGTCACCAGCACCGGATCGCGAGCGTTCTGTGGCAAGAACTTCTGGGCCAAGCTCATCGATCACCCCAAAGTGCGCGGCACTTACCTGAACACCCTGCAGGCGGCGCAACTGCGGGGTGACCGTCGCCAGTCGTTCGAGTTCGGCGGCGTGGTCTGGGAGCGCTATCGCGGCAAGCATGACGGGGAGCCGTTCGTGGACGATGGCAGTGCCCAACTGGTCCCGGAGGGGGTTCCGGACCTGTTCATCAGCGCCTTTGCGCCGGCGGACTACATGGAGGTCGTCAACACCGAAGGTCTGCCGTACTACGCCAAGCTTGAGCGTCTGCCCTTCGACAAAGGCGTGGCTGGGGAAGCGCAATCGAACCCGCTGCACCTGTGCACCCGCCCGTTGGCGGTGCGCGAACTGACCCTCTGACCGTGGCGGGTTTCTCTGAACTGGTCGCCGACATGGACGAGATCATCGCCGACGTCCTCGGCGATGGTGAGTTTGGCTACCTGGACCGCTCTGGCCGGCAGGTCGGCAATGCTGCGGTGATCGTTGAGGAAGGTGTTGAGCGCATGGAGGCCGGCGCCCTGGATCGGTACCGGACCATTGCGTGCCGCAAGGCCGTGTTGCAGCCCCTTGATCGAAAGGGGGCGTTCCTCGATTCCGATGGCCAGGTCTGGCGCATCGACGGCATCCATGCCGACGACGGCGACTGGATCACTTTCTACGTGGTGCCCGAATGAGCGACGTGATCGATGTACAGACCGCGGTCATCGGCCAACTGCTGGACCTGCTGGCCGCGGTACCGGCGTTCGGCGACGCCGTCCGCGAGGACTGGGTGGCCGGGGTGCTCGACGCCGAGGATAGCGACGAGCCTGAACGGCTGATCATCCTGCAGGAAGGGGACACCGTGGAACGTGATCGGTCGCCGGGCAGTGTCGTGGAGGAGTGGACCGTGAACATCGTCCCGATGGCGCGCGGCAGGGACGCCGCCCAGGCGTTGCGCGAGGCGCGCCTGGCGATCAAGCGGGTGCTCAAGGGCCACAAGGCCGGGCTGACGGTGCCCGGCCTGGTGCGTGTCGATTTTCCGGCATCCGCTGTGCGCCTGCCCGAGCCCGGCCGGCGCTGGGCCTATCGAGCCATCCCTCTGCAGGTCAGCTACTCGCAGCAGTTGTAACCCATCCACCAGGCCGCCTTCGGGCGGCCTCTACATTTCCGGAGGGCTCCATGCCCGAGATCATCGTTACCAGGCCGTTCAACTACCGCGAGGGGCTCGACGCGACCCACTACCCGGCGTCGAAGGGCGCCATCAGCGTTACCGCCGCCGTAGCTGCCCATGCCCTGGGCAAGGGCTACGCCACCGAGGCCAAGGCCAAGGCGCCGATTCCGGCAGCCACCGCCGAGCCGACCGGCGGCGACCAGAAGTAACCCACCCGAACCCATCAGGAGAGCCCCATGCTCCAGACCATCGACCGCTCGTTCATCGGCGAGGGCATCATCCATGCCCGCCTGTACGGATCGCAGGAACCGTTCCTGCCGCTCGGCAACTGCGACACCTTCAACATCAGCTTCGCCACCGACCGCAAGACGCTGCCCAACTACATGGGAGGCGGCGGCAACAGCAACGTCCGCGAGCGCGTCACCGACGTGACGTCCTCCATCGGAATGTTCGACCTGACCGCCGAGAATGTCGCCCTGGTGACGCGCTCCACCATCCAGGTGGCGCCCACCGCCGCGATCACCGACGAGGCGCATACCTCTCAGGGGGTTGCGCTGGAGTTGATCCCGTTCAAGTACCTGCCGGACCTGACCAAGCCCGTGACGGTGAAGACCGCGGGGGACGTCGAGGTGGCCCCGGGCACGGACTACCTGCTGGTACCTCACGGCATCCAGGTGCTGAGCGGCGGCAAGATCGATGCAACCGGCATCAAGGTCAGCTACACGCCGCGCCCGAGCCGGGCGGTGCATATGCTCAACGGCTCGCAGAAGGAGCTGGAGCTGTTCATCGCTGGCCTGAACGACGCGCAGTCGGGCGAGCCGTTCGCGCTGCGTCCTCGCCGCGTCAAGTTCGGCCTCCTGCAGGAACTGGCGGTGCTGGGCCAGGAGTACGCCAAACTCACCGGCCCGGCGGAACTGCTCGCAGATTCGCGCGTGACCGCGACCGACATTTCCAAGTTCTGCCAAATGGACTTGGCCGCATAAACAGGGTAATAAAAACTCTATTTTGAATTGAAATAAATATTCTTGTTTATATTGCGATAATGGATATATGCGGGTTGCTAGTTATTTAGTGTTAAGCCTGCTAACTTTGGTAGGTATATCTCCTTTATAACTTGCTAAATTTAATTGCGCGAGCCTGGAAAAGGTTAAGCGGACTCGCCTGTCGAATACATAACCTATAGATATTCGCTATGCAAGGAGCATCGAAGATGGGTACTTATTTGTTCCAATACGCACAAGATAAGGACTATGTGCTTGGAGTTACCGATGAAAATTCCAACGCCAAGGTGGTATTGCGAAAAGCGAAGGGAACGCCCTATCGTTACATCCTCTGGGATGTCGATCAGGACTCGGGGGTTATAACCCTGAACTCTAGCGGCGGTCAGCTTGCGATTGACCCGCAGGGTGAGAATCTCTCTTCACAAACCCTGCTAACGCTGGCTGTTGTGAAAACTGGTGCTCAGAGTCAGCGCTTCGATATGGTCACGAAACCGCTCTATATTTTGAGCGTCCCGGAACCGGGACTTTGCATTGATAACCAGGATCGTGTAGTCAAGGACGGAAATCCTATCTGGCTCTACGAGTTCAACGGTTCGCAGGCTCAGCAATGGATACCGCAGCGACTCTCGTTCGCGAAGGCTGATTTCTAATAGATTAAGCCTTTATAGAGCCTCCAGTATTTGCATGCTGGAGGTTCTTTTAAATGGATTGTAAGTAACGTCGTGGTTTCTCTGCAGGGCCGAAGGTGTGTCACTCAGAGGTCTTTTAGTGGGGTGTGATTTTTTGTGGTTCAAGAGAGTTAGTTAGTAATAACCAGTTCTGATCTTAACCCGCCATATGGCGGGTTTTTTATTGTCCGGAGATTCTTATGGCGAGCCCAATGCAGCGCCTGATCCAGTTCGTTCTTCGCGGCCGGGACGAACTGTCGCCCGCCGCCCAGCAGTCGACCGAGGCGCTGGAAGGGCTGCGCACCACAGCGGCGAACCTGAACCGGCAGTTGGACGATGCGAAGGGGGCCCGCGGCCTGGTGACCGCGCTCGGAACTACCGAACGCGCCATCGCACAGACGCAGACGTCGGTGCAGCGGGTGGACCGTACCATTGCGGACCTGCGCGAGGCGTTGGACCGCAACCCCGGGAGCCGGGGCCTGGCCGTGTCCCTGCAGATCGCGGAGCGGGACGCAGCGGGTCTGCGTCGGACCCTTGACCAACTGACCGCTCGGCACGCCGAGCAGCAACGTGCGGCGCGGGCGGCGGGCGTGGATACCGGGCAGCTTGCCAACGAGGAGCGGCGGCTGGCGTCGGTGGTCGACAACACCCGCGAGAGCATCGCGCAGAACAGCCGCGAGATCCGCGAGCTGGAACGCGCGCAGATGCGAGCGGCGCGGGAGGCTGCTAGCCACACCTCGCGCGTGACGGCGCTGCGCGAGGCCATGTCGTCCGGCGTTCGCCAGGCAGCCGCTTACGCCGCAGCCTTCGTCGGCATCCAGGCGGCGCTGAACCTGGTGCGCAGAGGAATCGGCCTGGTGCGTGATGGCATCGTCTCGATGCTGACCACCGGCGACCAGTTCGAGAACCTGCAGAACCGGCTTACGTCGCTGATGGGCTCGGTTGCCGGGGGGGAGCGGGCAACCGCCTGGATCAAGACCTTTGCCAAGGACACGCCGCTTCAGTTGGGCGACGTCACCGACGCCTTCGCGCTGCTGAAGGCCTACGGCCTGGACCCGATGGATGGGTCGCTGAAAGCGATCGAGGACCAGTCGGAGAAGCTGGGCGGCGGCATGGAGCGCCTGGAGGGCATCACGACGGCAGTCGGCCAGGCCTGGGCGAAGCAGAAGCTGCAGACCGAGGAGATCCTGCAACTGGTCGAGCGTGGCGTGCCGGTGTGGGACATGCTGGCCAAGGTCACCGGCAAGAATGCCGCGCAGCTGCAGGATCTGGCGAGCAAGGGCAAGCTTGGCCGGGACGTCATCAAGGCGCTGGTCGACGAAATGGGGCGCAGCTCCGAAGGGGCCGCTGCGAAGGCCATGAGCACCCTGACCGGTCTGGTCAGCAACCTCGGCGACACTGCGGCCGACTTTCTCAACCGCATTGCCAACGCCGGCGCGTTGGACCACGTCAAGAACAAGCTGAAGGAACTGGGCGATACCATCGCGCAGATGGACCAGGACGGGCGCCTCGACACGCTGGCCAAGGGGTTGTCGGATGCCTTCGTCCAGGGCTCGGAATGGGTCGAGCGCTTCATCAAGCGCCTGGCCGACGTCGATTTCGGCACCCTGATTGACAAGACCTCGGCCTGGCTTAGCAGCTTCAGCACCCAGCTGGACGACATGGCCTCGCGGGTGCAACTGTTCATCGCGCCGTTCCGGACGTTGTTCAACGGCGTCACCTCGGGCATCAGCGCTATCGCCCTGGCCTGGACCGGCACCATGTCGCTGATGGTCGCCGGCATCGAGAAGGTGGCGGAGAAGATCCCGGCGGCGCTGGGTGGGGAGCGCATCCGCAGTTCCGTCGCCGGCATCCACGACCTGCTCAGCAGCATGAGCGAGGGTTTTCGCCAGCAGATCCAGCAGGACGCGCAGGATATCGCGGATGCCTGGGACACCAGCACCACGGCCACCGCCTCCGCCGCACAGCAGCAGAGCCAGGCGATCACCGACACCTTCACCGACCTGAAGGCCGGTGCGAAGAGCGCGGCCGCCGAGTCGGTGCAGGCGGTGACCAGCCTGCAGAATGCTCTGGACCAGATCAGCGCGGCCAAGACCACCGAGCAACTAACCGCCCTGCAGGGGGAAATGCTCAAGGCCTACCAGGCTGGCACGCTGAGCCAGCAGGAGTATGCGAACGGCGCCGGTGTCCTCAACGCGAAGCTGACCGAACTGAAGTCGACCGCCAGCGGCGCCGCCCTGGGGGTGTCTGACCTCAGTACCGGCCTGGAGAACCTGAAGCAGGTCCAGGACGCGATCAGCAGCGCGAAGACCACGGTCGATATCCAGAACATCCGGACGGCGCTGGGCCGGCTGTACAACGACGGCACGATCAGCGCGCGGGAGTTCAACCAGGAACAGACCAAGCTGTCCGCCAAGGTCAAGGAACTGAAGGCGGCCGGCGAGGAGGGCGCCAAGGGTATGCAGGCGGTCGCGGAGTCCTCGGACAAGGCGGCCAAATCGCTCTCGGACCAGCGCAAGGCCATTGGCGAATCGATGGAGGCGACCCGCAAGGGAGTAGCGTCGACGAAGGACGACATGGGCGCCTTCGAAGGGTTCTTCGGTGGGGTGTTGAGCACCGCGCGGCAGGGCGTTGCGCAGTTGAGCCAGGAAGCGCTGAACGCCTTCGACGCGATGCGTGGGATCTCCACCGTCGATCTCAGCATCGACACCAGCAGCCTGGACGCCACGTCGCGCTCGCTGGCCAAGGTCAGTGAGCAACTGGCCCGGATCAAGGCCGAGTCGGGCGTGGGCATGAGCGGTTTCGGGCGCTGGGCGATGGATACCCAGCGGGCCAGCCTGGAGATCCAGGCGGCGTACCTGGAGCAGAAGCGCAGCCTGCAGAGCCTGATGGACGACTACGAGCGCGGGACCATGAAGCTGGGCGACTTCGTGTCGGCGGCCAAGGGTGCTCGAAACGGCCTCAGCCTGCTGAACGATTCGGACATGCGGCAACTGGAGAGCGCAATCGAGGCGGCCAATCAGAAGATCCAGCAGCTCAAGGAAGGCTCGAAGTCGACGCTGGTCAGCCTGCGCGAGGAACTGGCGGGGCTGCGCGGCGAGCAGGAGGCCGTGGATCGCAGCCGGTTCAACAGCCGCAAGGCCGAGTTGCAGCAGCAGTTGGCCGAGGCCCAGGGCAGCGGCGACATGAACGCGGTGCAGAACCTGATGACGGCGCTGGCCACCCTGCAGCAGATCCAGGCCGAGACGGATGCCAAGCGGCAGAGAGAGGAGCAGCAGAAGCGGGTGGACGAGCAGAACGCCGCCAAGGCCGCGGCGGCGCCGCCTGCCTCGCCGCCGGCGTCGAGTCCTCCGCCCCGGGTCGTTCGTTTTGAGACGGCGCGGGGAGCCGTTGACGTGGCGGTGGCCAGCGAACAGGACGAAACCAACCTGCTCGGCGTGCTCGAGCAGGCCAGCATGAGGACCGGCCGATGAGGCTCGATGCGGTGGAACTGGGCGACCAGTTCGAATGGGTGGACGAGTTCACCTGGGATGCGGTGGCACAAGAGCAGGAACGCTCCCTGACCGGCGCGCTGCTGGTGCAGGAAGGCACCAAGCTGCATGGCCGCCCGATCACACTGCGCTCCGGGGGAGGGGTATGGACGCCGCTGTGGGTCGTGCGCCAACTGGAGGTGCTGCGCGACCAGCGCCTGCGGGTCATGCCGCTGGTGCTACCAGACGGCCGCGAATTCTCGGTGATCTTCAACCGCGCCGAAGGGACGCCGCTGGAAGCCGAACCGCTGTTCCGCGAGGTCAACCCCGGTCCGGACGCCGACTACCTGGTGACGTTGCGACTGCTCACCGTAGCGCCGCCCTCGGCACCGCCCACCCCCGACCCTTGATCCCACACCCCGCCTCGGCGGGGTTTCTTTTCTGGCTGGAGTGTTTCATGACGATCACCGTCGATGATGTAAAGCTGCTGAAATCCCAGCGCCTCACCGATGAGGACGACGGCGGCGGCCGTGCCACCGGGCAGGCCGTGGTGGATCGCGAGATCAACAACCTGTTTCCCGATATCTCGCGCCTGGACCGGACCATCGGCCGGATCAACCTGCGCAAGGCCTTCGCCGGCATCAGCTCGAACAGCGCCGAGCCGTACCTGGGCGCTCATGCCATCGTCACGCGGGCGCCGGCCGATCCGCGTGTCTCGGTGCTGCTGTTCAACACCGGTAGCCAGACCGACGAGCGCCGCGACGCGCGCAACGCCATCGAGTCCTTCGTGGTGCCGGCCGTGTCCGCCTCGTTCGAACTGCTGGGCAACCAGTTGCAGGGCCAGCGCGCCATCGCTTGCGTGCAGCGCGAAGAACAGCGGCTACCCGAGATTGGCGAGGTCTATCAGTTGGTGTTCGAGTCGCGCTCGCAGTATGTCCGCATCACCGACGTCGAGGCGCGGCTCGAACAGTTCGCCCACGACTACGGCAACGGCAACTTCGTAAACTTCACCCGGCGTCGGCTGGACCTGTCGATCAGCGCGCCACTGGGCGCGACCTTCCCCGGCGGCCAGGTGACTCCAGGCGGTACCACCAGCCCGAAAAGCCAGGTGCTCAGCACCCAGGTCGCCGATGCCGCGCGGTACTACGGCATCAGCCCCCTGGCCGAGGCTGTCAGCCGCGGCGCGCTGAGCCTGCGGGTCAAGTCGGTCTATTCCCAACTGGTGCCCAGTACCACCCGGGAAAACGCGCTGGTCGACCAACTGGCCGGCTACCAGCGGCGCCTGTTCGCTGCGGCCGGGCCGGCGCGGACGGTCAACCTGAATGTCGCGAACATAGGCAGCGGCAGGTCGCGGACGTTCCTCGGCACCGGCTGCGCGCCGGGTTCGCTGTCGCTGAGCGCGGGCGGCGGTGTGTTCGCCGACGACCGCAAGGGAGGCCTGCGCTACATCAGCGGTTCGAACTGGATTGCCAGCGGTACCGTCGACTACGAGAGCGGCGCAATCGAGATGGCGGCCTCCGGCAGCGGCTGGAGCGGGACAGCGAGCGCCACCTACCAGCCTGCCGCGGCGGCGACGGGCGAAGCGGTGACCGGGGAGATCCCTATCGAACTGGGCAACCGCGGCTTCGTCTACACCCTGTCGCTGTCCGAAGCGCCGCCCCAGCCGGGCACCCTGGTGGTCTCGTTCCTCGCCCTGGGCAAATGGCAGGAGATCCGCGACCAGGGCAACGGCGAATTGGCCGGGGAAGGCACCGGCACGGTGGACTTCGCGACCGGCTCGGTATCCATCACCCTGAGCGCGCTGCCGGACGTGGGGAGTTCGCTGATCTACGCCTACGTCGGGCAGAACGATGCGGCGCTGACCCAGCGCACCGGCACCAGCGTGCAGGCGCGCGCGCGGATCAACCGGACGTTGCCGCACCAGGGGCTGTTGCCCGGCTCCTACAAGGCGACGTTCAAGGTCGGCGGGGTAGAGCGCACCGTGCTCGATAGCGGCAACGGCTCGCTCAGCGGTACCGGTGGCAGCGGCCAGATCAACTATGCCGACGGCAAGGTCAGCATGGAATTGAGCGCCACCCCGGATGCCGGGAGTGGGATCGTGCATACCTACCAGCAGGGCAGCGTGACCGACAGCCCGCTGGCGGTGACCTCCGACAGCACCGGCATGTGCATCGGCACTCTCCCCGGGGCGCCGCTCAAGGCGGGCAGCGTGCGCCTATCGTGGATCACCAAGCGTCGCCAGGCGGCGCCGACCCTCGGTGCTGACATGGGCACCGGGGCGCTGCCGATCTTCGAATCGGAGATCACCGTGGACAACTCGGTGACCGACGACGCCGCCGGCGGCTGGGCCGGGCGCGCCGGGACGATCAACTACGAGACCGGCGAATTCAGCCTGAAGGTGGCCGGCAACTACGTGTTCAAGGAGTACACCTACTACACCGACACGGTCGACAACTTCGGCATGAAGAAGCTGCGCCTGGTGGCCACCGATACCACGTTGCTGGAGGGGTTCGGCGGCACGCTGAGCGTGCGCGCGCAGAGCCGCGGCGTCGAGTACGGCGAGCAGACCGATTCGCAGACCGTCGCTCCGGTGACCCTGGACCTGCTGCCTGGTGTGGCCGAGCCGATCCTGCCGGGCTCTCTGGTGTTCACCTGGGCCGGCGAGGTCTACGTCGACCGCTCCGGTGTGCTCTACAAGAACATCAACAGCAGCACCAACGCCGGCATCGCCGTCGGCTCGGTGGACTACGCCGGCCGCACCGCGACGCTGAACACCTACAACTCGGGGGCGGCGCCGACGGTCACGCTGCTGGCCTGCCTGACCACCAACGCCGGTTTCAGCGTCACCAGCATGACCTTCCGCACGCCGGGGGCGCCGCTGCGTTCTGCGAGCCTGCAGGTGACGGCGGTTCGCCTGGATACCGCGCAGATCGTGACCACCACGGCGGACGCGAACGGCAAGCTCAATGGCGCGGTGATCAAGGGTAGCGTCGATATCGTGACCGGCATCGTCCGGCTGCGCTTCACCAGCAATCTGGAGGACACCTCTGGGGCCAGCGATATCCCGGTGATTCCGCTGCTGCTGCGCTACAACGCGGTCGTCTTCACCTCGCTGCCGCTGGACGCAACCCTGCTCGGACTGGACCCGGTGCGACTGCCGGCGGACGGGCGGGTGCCGGTGTTCCGCGAGGGCGACGTGATGGTGGTTGCCCATACCGCCGAGACCACGGTGCCGAGTCCTCAAGCTGGCGGCGTGCTACAGCTCGGCCGCGACCAGCAGGCCGAGATCAAGGTGGTGGACGCCAACGCGGTGGAACTGGCCTCGGCAGGCTACAGCGTCGACCTGGAGCGCGGCCGGGTGACCTGGGCCAACCCGCTGGTCCTGCAGGATGCCGAGGGCAACCCGCTGACCCTACCGCTGGTGGTGCGCGACCGGGTCGAGCACATGACCCTCTGCACCGAGGTTCAGGTGAACGGCGAGCTGGGAATCTCCTCACCGCTGCCCTGGGATCTGCCGGCGGGCGAAACGCTGGCGTCCAGTGCGCTGAGCTGGGGCGACCTGCAGGCGCGGCTGCACCACTGGTTCACCCAGCGGACCTGGGATATCGGCTCGCCGAACTGGACCGACGAGCCGAAGGGCGACGGGACCACCGCCAACTACAACAGCCTCGCCTATCCACCGCTGATCGCCAACCGCGGTGCGATCGATGCGAAGTGGGCACTGGTGTTCAACTCCTCGACCAGTTTCAGCGTGGTGGAGGAGAAGCTGGGGGTCATCGCCAACGGCACTACCACCACCGACACGGCGCCGATCAACCCGGAGACGAACACGCCGTACTTCACCATCCGCAAGGAAGGCTGGGGCAGTGGCTGGGCGGCCGGCAATGCGGTGCGCTTCAACACCGACTCGTGCCTGGGGCCGATGTGGATCGTGCGGACGGTGCTGAGTGGCAAGGGCACCGTCGAGGACGATGAATTCCACCTGCAGATCAGAGGAGACGCGGACTGATGACCGCTCGACAGTACAGCTATCGGGACGCCGGCGCACCGCCGGCGCTCTTCCCGTCGGCGGTGACGCCGTTCCAGAAGTTCAAGAGCTACCTGCGCGCGGCGCTGGTCGATGGCTACGGCAACAAGCCACCGGCAGGGTGGACCGTCGTAAGCGAGTTCGACACCGCCATCACCCTGGCCCCGGCGTCCAATTGCGCGCAGGTGACGTTCTACAGGCACTTAACCGGTAGCGGCAGCGTCAACGACTACATCGCAGTCTATGTGCATGAGGGCATGCTGGATATCAGCACTCCGCTCCCAAAGGGCGTCAATACGCGGTCACGTACCTGGTCGGCGGACACCAATCCCACCAGCAATGACGCTCATGTCATCTACCTGGGGTACATGTACTGGAACCATGCGACGTACTGGCAGATCTGTGCGGACGCCGAGACGTTCATCTTCTGCGTCCTCCAATCCACCGGTTACGAAAACACGAGCGAGGCGTACCAGCTCGGCCTCTACGTCGGGCAGTACGAGAGCTTCAGCGGCGCCTCCGGCGTTCAGGGGTTTATTGCCGTCGGCGGTGCCCAGGGTTACCAGAACACAACGGGGTACAGCCGAAACTGGTCCTTCGGGAGTGGCTTCAGTTCGCTGCGTGACCAGCGCTCGGGAGAGATCATCCAGGGTGGCGGTCCCGGCGTGGGAGCGCTGATGGACCAGATGCAGTATCAGAGCACCTACTACGACCGGACGGAGGGAGAGAACCCACCCTACTGGCGGATGCAGCAGCCCTATGTGACGAATGGCGCGAACTACGTCGGCCGCCTGAAGGGTGTGTGTTTCGACCCGATCCTGGGCCATTACCGCCACGGACACCTGCTGGAGCGGCTGGGGTTGTCCCTGGGCGCAACGGCAGTGGCGGAGGCAGTCCAGATGGATGGCAAGACCTACCATGTGCATATGGACCGCTGGGGGCTCTGGTTCCTGTCTGTGGATCCGGCGTGGTGGCCAGCATGAGCGCGCTGATGCTGCAGGTGGTGCCGCCGGTCCAGGTCCGGCCCGATACCTGGCTGCAGCGGTTCGGCATTGGGCCGAAGACTCTTCGCCCGCCGGTGGCAGTCGCCTGGTCGGGGGCCGGGCAGGCGATCTACCAGACCCTCGCCGTGAAGGTCACCCGCGAAGGGGAGGAGACTCCGGCGCGCAAGATCGCCACGCTGTATCGCGGGGCGGTGGTCACCGCGACCGCGATGACGGCGACCTTTCAGGTCTACGAGGGCGAGACGGTGCAGCGCTTCGAGGCATCGGGCCTGCGCGGACAGTTCGTGATACAGGTCACCGACGAAGGCGACCCGCGCCTGGGGATCATCCGCTGGCCGGTCCTCGATGCCGATACGCGCCTGCTGTCCTATGACCTGACCGAAGGCTCGGGCGGTCGAGATCCGACCGACCCGGCGAAGGTGCGGGCGGTCGTCACGGTCGACGGCGGTGCGGCCGCGCGCCAGGTTGTGGTCATCGAGCGCAAGCTCGATGGCGAATGGCGGGTGGCCGGCGTGGGGCAGACGGCCGAGTCCGGGCGCGCCGAGATCGCTCTGGAGGTGACGGCCGGCGGGACCACTTACGCGATGGGGCTGGATGACTGGGGCGCGGTGTTCGAGCCGCGTCTCGCAGTCAGCCTGGGCCAGCGCGTGCGTCCGACGATCTTCTCTGGCTGGCTCTACGAGGTGACCGAGGCCGGGGTGTTGCCGGTGGCTGAGCCGGAGTGGTGGCCGATCGAGGGCGACAACCCCAGCCGCGAGGTCGGCACGGCCCGTCTGCAGGCGACGCGTTACTACCGCCCGCTCAGCCACGGGCCCTTTCCTGTCGAGGCTCTATGATCAATGCGAGTTTCGGCGCCCCCTGGCAGAGGGCGGCGCCGCTTTCCGTGCGCGCCGTCCCGCTGCGCTGGCAGCGCCTGGTGCTTGCCGATGCGCGTAGCGCCGGGCTGTGGGGCTCCGGCCGGCCCCTGGCACGGCGTTGCGCCAGTGGCTGGTCCGGTGTACCGGTGCGTGATGCGGGCTGGGGGAGTGGCTGGGAGCACGCCGAGCAGCGCAACGCGGCAGCCCGCAGCGCTTGGGACAGTACCCGGGTGCTGGACGTGGAGAGAGAGCTAGGCTGGGATCGGACGCTGCGCCCGCGTGATCGGCGCCTGTCGCTGATCTACAACCCGCGCCCGTCGCCCAAGGACGCCGGCCGTCCACCCGGCTGGCGGCGCTCGGCCGAGTTCGACCGCTTCCGCGATGCGCTGTCGGAGAGGCGTGCCAGTCTCTACATCCCGACCGGCCTGCTCGACTTCAATTTCGGCCCGACCCGCTACACCCCGGCGAACACGCCCGACGTGTTCTTCGATTTCCGCTACGTGGCGCCGGTCCGCGGTATCCGTCCGGTGGACGCCGGAGCGCGCAGCAGCTACGGCAGTCCGGCCCGCTTCGATGCGTTGCGGCGGATTCCCTGGGCGTGGGGGCGGCCGACCGATCCGGTGCCGACGGGCATTGTCTACCCCGACTATCCGGGGCCGGTGGTGCCGATAGATCCACCCACCGAGCCCGAGATACTGGAGACCTACATGATAGGAAACACGGTCACCCTGGTGGTGCTGCCGAGTCGCACGCCGCTGGATGCGACCAGCATTCGCATCGGCCTGGATATCGACTCGTTCGCCTGGTCGTTCTCGGCTGACCTCTTCGGTCGCACCTCGCTGGATCTGACGGCGCCGGATGCCAACGGGCCGAAGACGGTAGAGCTGGAGATCAACGGCTGGACCTGGCGGTTTCTGGTCGAGCGTTACAGCGGCAGCGGCAAGCATCCGAGCGAGCGCTACACCATCAGCGGCGCGAGCCGCACCCAACTGCTGGACGCGCCCTATGCGCCGAAGCGCAGCGCGGTGAACACGGCGCCGCTAAACGCACGTCAGGTTGTCGACGACCAGTTGCAGTACACCGGCTTTTCAGTGTCCTGGGACGTCGAGAACATGGGGCCGCCGGACTGGACGCTGCCGGCCGGCGCCTTCAGCTACCAGGACCAGACGCCGATGCAGGTCATCGTCAAGCTGGCCGAGGTCGCCGGCGGCATCGTGCGGCCGGGCCTGATGGACGACTCAATGACGATCCTGCCGCGGTATCGTGAGGCGACCTGGTACTGGGACACCGCGATTCCCGACCGGATCATCCCGGCCGCCATCGTCGCCGAGTGGGGCAGCGAGTGGAGTCCCCAGCCGGCATGGAATTTCGTCTACGTCAGCGGTACCAGCTACGGCGTCAGCGTGCAGGTGCGGCGCGCCGGTACCGCCGGCGAGGAGTCGGCGCCCGACGTCATGGAGGACTGGATGACCGGCACCGAGGTGGCGCGCTCGCGCGGGATCTGCGAGTTGTCGAAGGGAGGCAACCAGGCGATCGAGACGCGGCGTATCCCGCTGTTCCAGAAGGATGATGGGGTACCGGGCCTAGTGCAGCCTGGAATGCTGGTCGAGGTGAGGGACGAACAGGCGACCTGGCGCGGGCTCTGCCTGGCCACCGATATCTCGGCCGAGGGGGTAGGGGCTAGCCGCGTGTGGCAGACCCTGCGCATCGAGCGCCACTATCCGGGAGGTTCCTGATGGCGACGGTCAACCCCTGGCGTCGGTTCATCGGGCTCTTACCGGGCGGCGCGCGCACGGTGGGGGAGGTGATCGATGTCGACGAGGGCGCCGGCACCTGCCGCGTCCGCCTGCGAAACAACGTCGTGATCGCGGCTCGGGGCACGGCGGTGTCGGCCGGGCAGATGGCGTTCATCAGCGATGGCATGGTGACCGGGCCGGCGCCGCAGCTCCCCCAGTTCGATATCGAGGTTTGACTGAGCCGATCCGACCAGCATGCCGTCCAGGCACTGCAGGCGATCGGACCCGCGTTTCAATGTGAGCGGATCGCGTGCGGAGATCCACCAGCCATCGCGCAAGAGCTGATCAACATGGGCGCGCAGCCCGGGCAACATCCGTTTATTCATCGTGGTTCGCCTCCTACCTGGCCAGCGAACGATAGCAAACCGGAACCCCTTCACGCCTACCGATAGCAGAGCATTAACGTTACTGGAGAGCACCGATGCTGATTACCGAGCAGCAGTTGCTGCAGATACTTCCAAACGCCGGCCATCGCGCCGGCTTTTTTGTGCCCGCACTGAACGTAGCCATGGAGCGCTTCGGCATTATCGCGCCGGTGCGGGGCGCGGCGTTCCTCGCTCAGGTCGGCCACGAAAGCGGCCAGTTGACCCGGCTGGTGGAGAACCTCAACTACAGCGCCCAAGGCTTGGCGGCGACATGGCCGAGCCGCTATCGCGGCGCCGACGGCAAGCCGAACGCTCTGGCTCTGAACCTGGCGCGGCATCCGCAGGCTATCGCGAACAACACCTATGCCTCGCGCAATGGCAACGGAGACGAGGCGTCCGGCGACGGCTGGCGGTACCGCGGGCGCGGGCTGCTGCAGATCACCGGCCGGGCGAACTACCGCACTGCCGGCGCCGGGCTGGGCCAGCCGCTAGAGCAGGAACCCGAGCTGCTCGAGCAGCCGGAGTTCGCTGCGCTGTCGGCGGCCTGGTGGTGGTCGACCCACGGCCTCAACGAGTTGGCTGACCGGGGCGAGTTCGCTGCCATCACCCGTCGGATCAACGGCGGGCTCAACGGCCAGTCGGAGCGCCTGGAGTTGTGGGAGCGCGCCAAGGCGGTGCTGCCGTGATGCTGCTTGGATCTGTCGGCCTGGCGAGTTGGGTACGGATGGTGATCGCCGCATTGGCGCTGACCTTTGTTGTTGCTGCTACTTGGAGAGCGGCCGAGTTGCGATTCGGTGAGCAGATAGCAGCGCTGAAGCTGCAACACGAGCGGGAGCGCCTAGAAGCCAGTCAGGCGGTAGCGGCCGAGCTTCAGCGAAGAACCGAGCAGCGGCAGCGTCTGGAGGCTGATCTACAGGCGATCGATGAACAACGTTTTGGAGAGTTACGACATGCGCAAGCTATCAATGATCAGCTTACTGCTGACTTGGCTGCTGCTCGGCAGCGGCTGCGGGTCCGTATCACCCGTGCCAGTTGTTCCGCTACCGGCATGCCAGCCGGAACCGTCGGCGCCGGCGTGGATGATGGAGCCGAGTACGCCGAACTTCACCCAGCGATTGCGGCAGATCTTGCCCGTCTTGCAGGCGATGCCGATCAGTGCGCCATGAAACTGGCCGCGTTTCAGTCACGGGAAAAGGTTCTGAAGGCACTTAGAATTAAGGGTTAGTTTTATGGCTGCTGCGGTGTGAACAGAGGAAGGGGTCCGAAGACCCCTTCAGCCTTCGTTAGCGGTTAGGCCAGCGGCGGCAATGGCGGCACACAGTCTCGAGGCGGCCGAAGCGCACGCGGATGTACGCACAGACCTTTACGGGACGGTGAATAGGACATTGATGAGTCATAGTCCATTTCTCCATATTGGTGGGCGGTTGCCGTTATGGACTCGCATTTCCCACCTGTGCTACCGTCTCTGGGCCAACGTCGACTTTGTAGCGCGGGGTGGGAAAAGCGAGGTGAACACGTCGCATACCTTCACAGCGTTCACAAATTTGACAGATCAGGGAGAGGGTTCCTCTCCCTGGTCAACTTCAAATAGATCTGCATCTGTTATGTCGCGGGTCGCATAGACTCCCTTCTTGCCCTCCAGACTTTTGATCATTCCCTTTTTGGTCATTCGGTACAGCCGGCTGTTGAGCTTTGTACGCTCATGGATTTCGCCGCTTTTCCGGTATAGGGCAATGATCAGGTGATCAATGGTGGTGATCCCCCCTGCACTGTTGATGAGGTCAACTATATCGAAGTCCAGATAATCAGATTTACTGATGCTGAGCTGCTCTAGCAGCTCGTCTGGCAAATCGCGAAGGTCGTCGGGGGTGAGGGAGAGCTGAGAGGGGCGGGGCGGGGCGGGCTGCAAAAGCTCCATTACATCCTTGAGTCTCTGGGCACGTTCCTCCGCGCCTTTTGCCCGCGCGGGTTGATTGGCGTGTTTCGCCGCCAAGGCCAGTTGGTACTCTCTCATGCCGTTGAGAAAGTCAATCGCTTCTGGTACAGTCATGCCCTGTTCCTTTTGCTTTGCCGCATTGGAATATGGCCGGGTTGACCTCCAATAGAGGCGTAAAAGATCCCGGCTAACAAACCCGGCCCCACGCCGGGTTTTTTATTGCTTGGGGAAAATCATATCCGGCGATAATGACAAGTGCAAGCAAAAGATAAAGTTTCGAGTGAGTGACGCGTGAGCAGCGCGAATAAATTTTTTTCTTTCGCGATTTTTTTTTGAGGGATGTGCCCGGGCGGTTTTGAGGGATGTGCCCGGGCGGTTAGTTTTGAAAGAAAAAAATTCTGACGAGAAGTGACTTCTTGCCTTGAAGTAGGCGTCTTAGGTATGCGCTAGAGCTTTTTCCTAGTGATTATTGTGGCCTCTGAATCTACATGTAGTGGTGTTTGTGGATTTTTCCCTCTGTATGTAGTGTTTTTTCCTTCTCGTTTTTTTCTCATTTTCTGTTTTTTGCTACTTTTTAGACGTTCCGTGATGGCCTGACGCCTGGTCTGCGTATGCTGCAAATGGATTGCAGTGTGCGAAACAGTCCTTTCAGGCTTCATCAGATCCCATGACGGCGTGTGCGGGCCGATTCGTTTATTCAGGACTGAATCGATTTACTATCGATTGCAGATCGTTGGCATCCCGTCATGACCAACTCAGTTTCGTGATGCAGGTAAACTACGCCCTTTCATAAGGGGCAGGTTGATGCTGGTCGTTCGATTTAAAGGGTGGTCGGTGAAGCTCGACCATCAGGTTGGTAGCGCGGGGAAGTTCGGCATCTGGTCGTTCCATGGCTCGGAGAGCAGCTACGTGCCGGACATGGAGACGATTCTCCGGCATGCAGCGATCCGGCCGGCGGAGCCGAAGGAAAGCGGCGAAGTCGAGGTATTCATCTGCGACGCGCGCATGCCGCAGAATGAGTGGCGTGCCATAGGGACGGGCGTTGCTGCCTATGAGGCGGAGCGCTGAGGCTCGATCAACTGCGGTCCTTGGTTTCGGACGTTCCCAACTGCTGGGTCGACCGCGTACCACCGGAATGACTCGCTCGGCTCGCCCTGGTGGAGCACGATCTGCTCCGCGCGCTCCGGTGTTGTCGCCGGGTCAATCCACTCCCGGGCCAGCTCGGGCGGCAGCACCACCGGTCTCCGGTCGTGAATATCGACCAGGCCGCCATCGGCGTCCGCGGTAATGATCACGAACCCATGGTGATCTGCCGGTTCGTCATCGAGGCCAGGAAACTGGCCGATGGCCGCGCATAGGACCGGACTCCCGTCCCGGTGTTGGATGTGGAACGGTTGTTTCCGCGCCTCGCCTCCATCGACCCACTCGAACCAGCCCGAGATCGGCGTCAGCGCTCGGTGTTTCCACGCGGTGCTGAAGAAGCGTCCATGCGCCACCTTTTCAACCCGAGCGTTTATCGGCGCCGCGCGATCCCTGGCCCAGAAGGGCCGCCAGCCCCATCGAATCGGCTGAGCTACAAGCGCATCGCCTTCGAGCCGTAGCGTCGTCACCGCCGTCGACGGCGCGACGTTGTAGCGCTGTGGCTGTTCGCCGACCAAGTTGACCAACATGGCTGGCATCGACAGCGCGTCGACGAATTCGTGCAAGCCAGTGTACTGGCTGAGCCTTCCGCACATTATGGTGCCTCACACAGTAGACGCAGCCTTCATGACCAGATAGACGCACATCGCTATACCTGCCGCGAGCAGCATGCCTATGGCAACGAAACTGATCTTCATGAAATACCCTCGTTGTGACCTGCGATGAGCTGCTGATTGCAAAGAGGGGAAGCAGCAGAAAGTGGAGACTCTGGGAGGTTGGGCAGCTCCCGGAGTCTCCGTGACCATAGGAGAAAGTCACCCAGATAAGGCTAGACATGTTTCGCTTTGAGGCAAGCGAAGCGGCGCGGTATGGGCTATCGCTGGAGAGTAGCTATGGTGGCCAACGCCACGGCCGGAAGTCGCTGGGGATCTGCTCGACAAGCAGCAGCGTCCCGCCTGCGTCGAGTTCGATCTCCAGACCGCGCACAACGCCGGCGCACTCAAGCGCCTGGCCCAGGCGCAAGTATGTTATCCCGTCCAGGGGATCCCGGCCGAGGTAGCCCAGCCGCTGTCGTGCGGGTGCGGGCCCGTGGTAGATGCCCTCGTCGTCCACGCTCCCGACGACGCCGCCGCCGTCGAGCACGTCGTAGCAGCAGTCCGAGCAGTAGTGCGTCTCGCGCGTGATGCCGTGCTCGATCGCCCAGGAGTACATGCCCAAGGCGTCGGTGACCATGTCGTGCCTGTCCTGCAACCCCACGACGCCGCACTGGTAGAGCTCATTTGCCTCTCCCACCAGGTACAGATACTGCTCATCCGCGGCGTACAGCCAGGCAGCATGCTGCCGCATCGCGGCGAGCCATTGGGTGACGCGCTGGTTATGGCAGATCCGGGGGTCGGAGTAGGACAT